TTTGATCGATGAACCCGACGCCGGCAGGTGTCTCTTTCTTCCGATTAACGTACATCGGAACGACATGACCGCGAACAATCTCAAAGGTCACATCATCGGCGTAGGTCTCGGACTCGGCATAGTCCGTATCTGCTGCTATAATTTGAGTCATCTAAGGCCCCTGATTGGTCTGGATCACGGCCCCGAGCGCTTGCAACGCTGCGGGGTTTGTTTTTTGCTGTGTCAGATTCTACACCGCAACTTAATTAACAAGCCAGGACAACGTCAAAACATACCAGGTCCGGCCCGACTATCCTGCCAGGATCGTGCGGTTCCGGATACCTTTCCCCCCATGTTATTAGTGGGGGGAACCCCGCCCCAGGGACACTCCCCCGCAAGCGGGGGCCCCTTCCCTGGGGCGATTCTTCCCAACTGCATAGCCTGATGATGTTACTGATAAGGAGTAGAAGCGATCAGAGCGCCACACCTAAAGCGAAGTGCGTCTTTAGAAAGGGGGTATCCGTTACAGGTGGGGGAATCCTGACCATCCGCAGCCCCGATCGCGTTTAAGGTCAAGACCGTCTCTCACTCACCACCACCGGGGAGCCGCCTTCCGGCGGAATGGCAAAGCCATCCCATGCGGGATAGTGCCAAGGTCAAAAACGATCAGCCCTGCCGACTGCCCGCTTGCACGCCATCCCCCTTGGCCGGGGCAAGCCCGACTTGCGGCGAGTCGCAGATGATCCAGTTCGACCAGGCGCCATGGCCGACTTTGACAGCGCAATCGGTGGAACCCTCGACGGTATAGCCGAGCACCTCGAGCTCGACGCTGGTGACATCCGAGACCCGCTGGCCGTTCTGTGCCACCGCGAAAAGGTAATTCTTGCCCTTCGCAGAAATCAGAGACCCAAGCACATGCAACGTTCGCCCGCTGTACGGATGCGCCGCTGTTTCCTGCGCTTTTACGACCTCGACCGGAGCCACCCCCTTACCCTCTACCGGAACCGCGGCCACGGGCGCAGGAACAGCCCGCACAACCGCTTGCGCCGCTTTAGGCTTGAGGATATTCGGCGACCCCCCCGCAAAGAAGATAAGAGCCGCCAAAGGAATCATGATGCCGGCCCCGATGAACGGCCAGCGCTTCCAGATCGGCACAATATCTTCCGCCGCCAGTTCCTCACCGCCGCCCCGAGTGTGTGACTTGTACAGGCCAAAGTAGCGCTTGTCATACTTGCGGATCGACGTATTGACCACCTCACCGCGAACACCGTCTTGCACCTTGCGGATGTAGTTGTTCGCCCGGCCAAATGCCGTTCCCTTTTTGACCCGGTAACAGACCTGGACGAGATCGACCACCGACTTGCTGACTTTGCCGTAGCTTTGGGTGATAAGCAGAACATCCGCAGACTCATGCCGGTGCAGCGAATACCATTCTTCGACGGCCCGCAGCGTCTCATTGCGCGGAAGCGCTAAATGGCACTCGTCTATCACATACAGCGGCCCGGCCCCGCTCGTCGGATCGCGCCACGCATCGCCGTAGTCCTCAGGATTGGAGAACGCTCGCGCGTTGCACTCCGCTTGTTTGTTAAATCGCCCCGGCACTTCACAAACAGGATCTTCTACCGCCAGCGTCTTTAACCTCGTCTCGACGAGCGCCGGGAATGCTGCGTCTATCGCAGCGATCCGCTCCATATCAAGCGGAAGATTTGTAATAACCTTACGACCCCGCGACAGCGCCGGAAGGATGTGATAAACAACAGCCTCATAGGACTTGCCCCCACCGGGCGGCCCGATCAGTAAATTGATCACTCATCACACTCCGCTTTCAGCCGCAGATACCGGGCGCAATCCTCGCATGCATGTTCGCCCTCGACCTCTTCCAGTTCCTCATCAAAGACGTCCCCGCAAAAATCGCATTCGTTGTTTTCCATCACGACCCCAATCTAGTGAAAGGTATCAGTTGAAGCACCAAGCGGATGCCAATCGCCGACGCGATAATGACACACGCCTCACCGAAGCCGACCAGCCCTAGCATGTTCATAATTTCCGCTGGCAGACCGCCCCACCATTGCCCGGCGCTCGACATGCCGGAAACATCTATGGACCCGATAGCCATTGCCGCCACCCCTAGCAGTTCGTCGAAAACCCACACGAACGCATCCCGCACGAAATCCCATGCGGCGACGAACACCGCCACGAAAAGCCGCCCGATCCAAGCCAGCGCCGCCACCAACTTGGCAATGAGCATCGACAACCCTGCAGCCAGTGCGCCCATGTCAGCCCCCGAAGATCAGAGAACGCGCCAGCAACAGCGCCGTGATAATCAAAACCGCTTTCAGCATGGGCCACAACCAACACGGCGGCGCGATAGACCCAGTGCCGAGCATCATCCCCGGCCCGATGTTCGCGTTATAGGTCCAAGTCGGACACGAGCCGCCCGCTACCGTTGGCGTAAATACCGCCGAGAGCGCAAAGAGCGGCGACGCCTTGATTTCTGCGCTCCGAGTCTCCCAGACACCCCCCATGCCATCAGGGTATTTTCGGACATACAACACCGGCATTTCGCCCAGAGGCGTATCTGTCACCGCTGCCGCTTCTTCTGGCGTGTCCGGCGTGGTCTCTGTGGTCTCCGAACTCGGAACACCATTGACCGTTGAACTGATGTTGTTCGTCACCGTGCTACTGACCGTATCCCCGGCGTAGTTGTTCGTCACGGTGGTCGTTGTATTCGTCACCGTGGTATTGCCGCCCTGCGTGATCGTCGTCACCTGAGGCGCAGACGTAACCGACGCAGGGCCACTCATAACTTGCGGCCCCGCTTCTATGGGAACGTCATGCTCATAAGACTGCTGGACGACATCCCGCTTGATGCCGTCGCCAAGCCCCTCGATGACCGTATCAAGTTGCGGATCAGTAGCAGGAACCGAAGCCACCGCCGCCCGCGTGCAGGTCTCACCGCTAAGCGTATAACCAGCCCCGCAGGTGTAGCTGTTCCCCGAGCAAGCCACCTCGATGCCGGGGTCAGACATGCCGACAGTGCAACGCGGATTAACCCCCGGCGCCAAAGACCGCCCCGACCACACACCATTATTCAGGCAGTAATACGCGCCCCCATCCTGCGAACAGCCTGTGATCGCTTGACCGGGATACATCAACTGATAGACCGCCACAGGACTCGAACCATTGACCGTCTGATAATTCGCATTCGTTCCGGTCCATGACCACACTTTCCCAACGTTCGCCACCGCAGTAGCCGGAATACTTTCCGCAGCAACCGCCACCGTTCGGCACCCATAGGAAATATCGCACTCATAGCCCGCCGCTTGGACCGCAGCCGCAAGAGCAGTCTGCACGACGTAGCCCTGAATCCCACCCCGAAGCAGCCCCTTGGCAAGTGTCGCAACGGTTGCCGGATTGACCACCCGCTGCGCTACCATGTTAATCGTCACCGGCAGACGGCCCGATGTGTATAGCTGATTGATTGGAGAAGCCCACACCACCCCCGCCGGGGAAGGCGCAAACGTCGGCGAAGGCACACGCGGAAGCGTAGGACCCGACGCCGGATAGCTAAGCGAACCACCAAAAGCCAACATCGGCAAAGCGACGAGCGCCACCCCAAGAAGGAACCACACCGACGAGCGCACACGCTTCATTTTTGCCCCTTCATTGCTGCCACAAAAGCAGCGCCACTTGCCGCGCCGATAGCCGCGATCAGCGCCCAGAACAACGCGACAAGTGCGCCGGTCATGCTTAGGCCTTACGCACGCCGCGCTTGCCCAGATCAATACCCTTGAACGCCATCGAGATACCGATGATGAGAACGCCAACAGTACCGACCCAAGTAGCGACGGTCGCAAAATCAACCGCCTCGAAAATATCAACCATTCGAACCCCCTTGAACCGTTAAAAAAAAGGGTCGAGAACCCGACCCCCCCTTGCCCTTGAAACTTAGGCCTTACGCACGCCGCGCTTGCCCAGATCAATGCCCTTGAACGCCATGCTGATTCCGATAATCAGCACGCCGGTAGCACCGACCCAAGTAGCGACGGTAGCGAGATCGACAGCAGCGAAAATTGCAGCCATGTAGAAACCCCTTCGACTTGGTTCCGCAGTAGCCGCTGCGTCGGTTCCCCCCCCTTGGGCATACTCTTAAACTTCCCGAATAACGTCTCGCGCCACCCCAATACCGAACCCGAGAAACCAACCGAACACCACCGAACCGAAACCCCACGACCACACATAAAGAATGGTCACCGCATCGATGCCAAGCAGCGCCAGGTCCGTTTCGGTCATTACGCCGCCGCCTGCGCCGGTTTGAACAACTGCACCGGCCTAGGGTTTTTGATGCCGACCACCGTTGCCGTCAGCTTGCCGTCTTTGTCCGGTTTAGCTTCGAGCACGAGTTCTGCCATGACCGGTAAGGTGAGCTTCGCAAGTTCCACGAAGCAGGACTCATCTCTGATACTGGTTTTTGTACCCCGATAACCGAGCGCACCGTCTCGCGTCTCGCTGTAGGGGCTGATGAACTGCAACGACCAACCGCGAAGAACGCGGCCTGTCTTTTCGTCCGTGAGTTCCCACGGCGCCGCAAAGTGAATCAGAACCACCATTTCCGTCTCCTCAGTTGAACAATTAACCGAGGTGACTATATTCCTTTTTTTACGACTTGTGCAAATTCTTTATAACTTTTTGATCGAAAGTGGTCTAATGCAGTTTTCCACCCTAGAGAGGCACACGAAATGCCCGAATTGACTAAGCATGTGAAGGTCACAGAGGCGGCGCACTCAGCGCTACGCATCTACTCCGCAATCCAGGGCGTAGATATTCAGACTGCCGCCGATTATGTTATACGGCTAGGACTAGGGCAGACAGCGGAAGGTCTAAACGCTTTGGCACTGGCCGATCCCGTACCAGATCCTCAAGCCTCTTTAATGCTTGTGGCTCGCAGTCCAGCACCACCCGCAGCAACCCACCATAGGCGAGTTGGAGATTCGACAAAGCTGCCTCGTAAGAAATCCGAACAATCGACTGCAAAGTCTTAATCTTGTTACTCGGACCCGAACCGGAGACCCATTCCAGCGCCTGGTAAGCGCCGGCCAGGTAAGCCCCTGGATTAAGAACGGCATCAAACGGAATGACCCGATCCTTGTTGTGCAGTTCGACCTCGACGCGGATCCAGTCGCTGTTCTCATCCCCCAACTGCCGGCCCTTTTCATACGCCCGAAACAGCTTGCCGTTCTCCCGCTTTCCCACATAGAAGGATCGCCCCTTCCCGTCCGGCGTGAGCCAATTCCCGCGACCCTCGCTCGACGGCGGCCGGCCCCCATTGGTATAGCGACCCGCGACATAATCCGCCGCCGCCTTATCGACGCTGTAGTGCCACCCCTCATGATCGTCGTAGGCCAGGTCAAGCCTGGTGATGACGAACCGCTTGAGAATCTGAGCGAAATTGCAGAGCCGTTCCTGCCACCCCTTGCGTGCCATTGCCAGGCCCTGACCAGTAATCTGCACCAGGATCGTACCCGCTTGCCCACCGATTGAGACCATGCCGCAAGCGTCATCGAGCGCCCAAGTCTCTTTGTAGAAGTTCAAACCCATGCCGCGCTTTGAGCCGATAGCCAGGCCGAAGATATGCCGAAGGATCGCCCCGACAGCGTTGTTCACAAGCTGATCGTTGTTTTCCCAGATCGTGCCGCCGCCCCAACACTGGACACGGTGCCGCAGTTCGTAGTTCTGCCAAAATTCGTTTTGGAATGTAAAGCTGATTTGATCGATGAACCCGACGCCGGCAGGTGTCTCTTTCTTCCGATTAACGTACATCGGAACGACATGACCGCGAACAATCTCAAAGGTCACATCATCGGCGTAGGTCTCGGACTCGGCATA